ATATAACTTCAATCTCAATAACTGGTATGTTATATAATTCTCATTTTCCTTCAATAGGTGATACTTGTCGCTTATTATCATGGATTCTAAAATAAGTTTCTTATCCATTGATTCAGTATTTCTATTTAACATTTTTATCTCTAAGATATTTTAAGATTGTACGTCTCAAATCGGCACTATGTTCCTGCTCATGGATATAATCATTGTGCAATCTACCATAAGATCGGTATAATGTTGCTAAAAATATAGTTACGACTACGGCATAAGCTATTATTAAGTGATTCATTTTTCCACCTCACTCATCCGTTGTTGATACCAGATTGTTGGGAAATATGAGTTTTCTTCCTCATATCTTGCGATGTGCATTTGATTAATTTGTTCCATCGTCATATCGTCTAATTGCCCATATTCAGCATAGTAAACACAGTCTGTGCAAACTGTGTACTCTTGTATTCCTTTAGTCTTTGGATTATAGCTATTGCAATCGTATCTATCCCCGCCAAGCATACCACCACAACATTCGCATGGAATACCGCTAAAATGAGGTTCACAATATCCATCCTTGTCTTGAATTTGAGATAGGTTTGAAATACCCTCCCTCTTAAAAAAGCCCTCTACACTTTTTTTGTACTTCTCATATTCTGCTTTTGTTTTCATTGTCTTTTCCTTTTTTTATTTCAAATTGATAATATTCATTTATAATACCGCCATTTATACTTGTATGTAACTCATATCTATTGTTACCAATGATATAATAGTTACAATTCCTATTCTGATCTATTTTATAATCTAATAATGATATTCTATCCAATCCATTGTAATATTCTTGTTCTGTAATTTTCATTGTCTTTTCCTTTTTTTGTTTCCAAATAACTATTAGAGTTTATAACACTTGAAATATAAAAGTCAAGTATTATTTTATAAATATTTCTTTTCACGTCATAAAAATAATTTTGTAGAGTCAAAAATATAACCCAAAATATAACAGTGAATATATAACAGGATATAACAGATTGATCTCAACGGCTTGTTGCGAATGAATCTCAATAGCTTAATGAGAACCATTCTCAATAAGGAATCTCTTTCTGCCTCTTTCCCTCTAATTTTGCCCATATTCGCCCAAAAATGGCTCAAAACCAAACTTTTATGCATTGAAGGTATATTGGTGTCAATTTTAGGTTTGTTGCCCATTTTGCCCCCAATATGGGCTTTAAAACGGTGTTTTAGGTGGTGGCTTATGGTGTTATCCATTTAATTAATTTTAGGCACAAAAAAAGCCCCCAATTAAGGGGGCTTATTCATTGCTATAAGTGAATCCTATTTTTAGCTTATGGGAAAAGGAACCATAATGAATAACCTCTTCTTATGCTTACAGGATCAACCATTTTGTCCGCATACCGTTTAACCAGTCCCACGTGCTTTGACGTTGTTTGGCTGTAAAAATACGGCTTTTGGACATTTAATCCTTGTTTTTCTCCATTGGTCAAAGTTTGTCCTATTTTCATTTGATAGGAAAAAATACTTTTCCCATCTGTTTCCATAGTTCCGCTTTTCCCTTTTTTCCCACAATACCAGTTGGATGTAACTTTATCGTTTGTCATAATTTCACCTCCTGTTTTTTTACTTCATCCCAAACGCATTTTTGGTTTGTTAGCTTGCCCAATGCTAAGGCTAGGCTCAAGTCCGAAACGTTCAAGTTAGCATCTAGGTAATATAGACCATCATTGAGCCATAGACCATAGAAACTATTAGAATAGTTTTGGAGTTTATTCAGTGCCTTTTCAAGTTCGCCAAGGTCGCTGGTTTTAATTATATCATACATTGACACGGTGAACCCATAATTGGGCTTAATTTCCTCTAAATTCCCATTAAAACTAACACCACCGTCTAACTTAGTCCGATCTATTAGTTTAATGGCTCTGCTTTTGTTTTGTTTTTTTATTGTGTTTAAGTCATACATTGTTTTAGTTCCTTTTTTGTTTTTTGTTTCTCATTCCGTTTGGAATCTACCTACAACATTTTAAACATGCAAGTTTTTTTTTATTTTAATCTTTTATATATATATATGGTAAAATATGCTGGATTTTATTGGTTATGGGATGCAAACCACAACCCCGCCCAAACCTTAAATTATTAGGTCAGATCAAATTAAACCTTAAATTTTTAGGTGCGGGGGGTGGGGGTGATGGTCATTTTTTAAGGTGGGGGTTTCCATGCACCTCTCAAAATGAAATATAGCATTGTTTGCTCTAAGTCTAATTATAAAAGGATTTAGAAGAAAGTCCTAAGAAGAAAAGAAGGGGTAGTTTTAGTGTTTACTGCTATAGTAGTATTTGTGCCTTCTCTGGATTCAGGCAAAATAAGTAGTTGATGATACATATAATATAATATTTCTTGTATTAAAGTCGTAAAGTCGTATATATTATAGCAAATATAAAGGGGAAGTCCTATATGAGCGTTAATTTACCAGATAAATGGAAGCCTTCAAAGGCTCGTGCTTTGGAATTTATGACAGCATACCCTAATGCCAAGATGGATGAAGTAGCGGAAGAGGCGGGAGTTAGCAAAGCGACTGTACATCTATGGATGAGAGACCCTGAGTTTGTAGAGGTGTTCTATCAGAAGTATATGATTTCTTTCGGGTCTAAACTGCCATCTATTTTAAATGCTATGATACGAGAAGCTGAAGCAGGTAATGTTCAAGCGGGTAGGCTTATTCTTGAACATTCAGGCAAACTTATAAAAAGGGTCGAAGTTAATAATACACAAAGCCCATTTGAGAAGTTTCTCGATAACGCATCTCCTAAACACTATGAGAGTGTCCAAGAAGCAGAATTTACGGTTATGCCAGAAAGACCAGTCTACGAGAAAAAAATAAAACCCAAAACAAAGGCTCAAGAGAAAGCAGAGCTACGTAAATTGGAGAATACTATGGAGAAACGTAGGGAATCTGCCAAATGGCGTACAAGAGCAAAGAATGTAGGCGTAGAAATCCTACCAAGGGGTCGGAAAACCCCAAATCAAACGAAAGAATGGCAAGAAAAGGTAATAAAAGCCGAAAATAGCTAATTCTGCCATATCTCTCAATATTACTAAACTTACAGGTAAAAAACCAGTACCGATTTTTCGGTATACCCCCTTTGACCCCCCTATACCAATTAATTGGGTGGGGTAAGCCCTTTTTTGCCTATCCCCACCCTCGGTGAGACACTGAAAACCATGTCTGATTTTTTCGAACCATATATACTAACGTATATATATAGATATAATATATAATACCTTTAGGTAGAATCTAATATATCGATATTGGCATTTAGTTAATATCTATTTGCTTCTTGTCTGATTCCAAATGTTCTTTCTTCGGAATCTCGATTCTAAGTACACCATCCTCAAATTTGGCAGTGATTTCAGTAGATAAGTTATCACCTAATTGAAATGAACGCTTAAATGAGGAGTGCTTTAGTTCTCTCATAATATAACGGGCATCTTCATCTTCTAACTGGTGCTTATCACCACTGATCGTGAGGACTCTGTCTTCTACGTCGATGTTGAGTCGTTCCTTCTTCATTGAGGGCATTTCAGCGACGATTACAACGCATTCGTCGTAATCAACCACATCTACCTTCGGGAAAGAACCGTGTTTGAATGAAATTCCAAATTCTTTTTGGAAGTTCGGGAATTGGCTTTGCACAATCTTATCAAACATTGTGTCAAAGGGTGTTAGAAATTCATCTCGATTGAAATGAATTGGTACTCTTGCTATTTTCATTATTAACTCCTATTGTTATGCAAGTTGGCATCCTCACAATGAGCGATGCTTAAAAAACTATTTAATAATCAGTTTTTAATTCTTCGGCAAACTCTTCTTCAACTTCTTCGAGGAAGTCAGCTTCTGCCGAAACGATAGATTCTCTCACATTGAATGAATTGCAAGCTGGACACTCTTCATTGGTATTACCAACAGCAAGAGTATTCCAATCCCATGCACAATCATCACAAACCCATCGTTTTATGTTATAATTTTTCATATTTTTATTGTATCATTAATCTCAATGTCTTCTGGCATTAGCTGGCAGTAGCAATACTCTTTACAGACACTCCATCCAGAAGCGGGCATCCCTCTTGATTCCCAGCCTTCCCATGTGTCAAGTTCTCCAGCTCTGCTTTCACAATCAGGGCATACATTCTTTGAGACAGTAACCCATCTCAACTTTCGCCCCATTTCTCCGCTTCTGCGGAATGCTTGGTTAATTCCTCCAACAACTCCTCGCTTAATGGAGTTGCCGAACTCCCCAAAGATTCTTCCTCTTTCCCTAAAATCCGTACCAAGAACCCCAATAATTGATTGTTCGCTAACGCCACTTCGTGTAAGTCGTTCAATTTCTTGTCTAAGTCGTTCTGTGAAGATTCGCACATCGTAAGATAATCCGAGAGCAATCCATAAAAGTATTTCTCTATCTTTGTCATCTAATCTCTCTTTGTCTGCCATAATATACTACCCTTATGTTTTTAATACAAGTGGTGATTTTCTGTAGAGAGACTCCCTGATAGAATCTGTGAAGGTTTTTTGTATATCTTCCAGTTTCGGGATGACTATAAATGGTCTGGGTGGGAAATGCCCAGTTTCATGCCCACTATGGTGAGCAGGGGCATAACCAACCATCTCCATCCCATCTTTTGTCTTCTTTAGACTGTCGTGTAAAGCCCCCGATTCATAGAGTGGCGTACTCCCACCATATTTACCTCTTTTACGCCTATCTATTGTAGACTGTTTAAGTTTTGGTTTTACCTTACCGCTTTTTATAAATTCTTTGGATAACTCTACAGATGTCCCGACAAAACTATCGGATACAAATTTATCAATTAACTTAGGCATATCACTGGCAAGTTTGCCGAAATCAACCCCGACTCTTATCTCTAACTTCATTCCAGAAATCCTCCCCTAATTTTTTCGCTTCAAAATATTTATCTTGGTATTGAAGAATAATCTTCTCGACCTGTCTTTCCCCCCAAGCGACTGGGTTCTCAATGATTTCTTTGATATTTCCTTCTAAAATTACCTCAATATCATTGATTTTGTCCAGCTTCCTGACGGAATTGAGCAAAGATTGACTGTTTTGATTCGCTTTCGTTTGTTTTTCTATTGGCATCTATTATTCCTTGTGCTTGTTCTTCGCTTAAATCTTTATTATCTCTAACCATGATCTTGGCACGGGTAACTAAATTCTGTTCTAAGCTGAATTGGTCTTTCGTGATTTGATCTTGAACTGTCGTCGGGTATTCCACTTCTTCAAAATCAATTCCGAAATCTTCAGGTAACATAAATCCGTTATATTCTGCAATAACTCGTTCAACATCATAGAAATCTTTTTCATACAATCTCCATAGTGCTATATCATCAAAATAATCTTCCTTACGCTCAAGGTCTTTAATCATCAATGAAATACCTGATGGTACTTCACCGCCTGATTCTGCCCATTGAATCCATAAATGATTATTAGATGCGACGAGTTCGATTTGAAATTTAATATTGTTTATAGCTTCGGCAACATTCCCACTTGGTGAGGTGATGTGATATTCACCCTCATCACCCATATCGAGAATTTCATTAGAACCTGTTCTCATAGATTGTTGGTCACTCCGCATCCCTCTAACCCAAGGCTGTCCAAACATATTGAATCTCATACCAAGATTCATTTCCGTAAGACCAATGTTCACCTGCTCGTTACAATTAATGATGTCACTTGCACCCTCTACGAAAAAAGAGTCGATTTGGTCTTCTCTGTGGGTAAAAACGAATGGAAGGATACCATAGGGGTTCTCAGATTCTTCTAATACCTTACCATCCTCATCAAGCACGGCATATTTCTCTGCATCCCAATATCCCCATTGCAACCCTACTGTATTTGATAAATCTGCCGTCTTATTCAGTAGTGGGTATATAATAGCCTCTGGCTTGAATGGGTTGTCACCAAAATATGTCTCAAAGTAATAAATTGGTCGATAATCAAATTTTCCATCATTCCAGAACACTCTATTAGCAATAGTCCCTAAAAGTCGTGTCATTCTTTCGGAATGCTTCATCCTTACATCTTTTGTGGGGATTAATGAATTGTACATCTCAGTAGCTTTACCCACGGTTCGTTTCGCACCTAATGTGTATATTCTACTTATCTTATTTATAAATTTTCGGGTAAAATTTGTGACAGATGGTGGAATCTCCCCAAAAGCCTTCCCTGAAAAATACGATTTGATGTACGAATCGGTAGAAGTCCCTGAATAATAGTCCAGAAACTTTCTTATTTCCTCTCTTTTAGCCTGAGAGTTCATAAGTTTCGCCTCTGTTAGCTTATCTCTAATTAATTGCTCAATCATCTTTGAATCCTTTTCATTGTTTTGTTTTTCATCGGAAAGCGATTAGTAATAAAATATCTAAAAGCATCATTCCCGTGATCGTGATAACCATCTTTAATTGGTTCTTCTTTTATTGGTTTGCCATCTTCGGTCTCTGGATAGCGATATTCTTCAAAATCTTGTATAACATCTGTACATTTTTTATCTACATGGATTCTTCTTGACCCATCTGCACTTGAAAAGAATCCCCTCGCATAAGACACACTTGATGTGACATTGCGACTTAATCTATCTCTCATACATAAAATCCTTATACCGCTCCTTCTGAATATTTCCATATCTCCTGCCCCAGACTGTCCCTGAACGCTTGAACCAGCAGGGTCTCCATAGTACGAAGTAACGGGATAGCCTTTAATCTTAATCATTTTGATTAAATCTTCTGTTTTTATATTTTCTTTGTGCAAAATAGAATCGAAAACCCTAATATGTTCAGTATCCCCCATCCATTCGGTCTGAATAAATAAAATTGCGGGCATTCTGTAGCCAAAATCAATAGAACAGTAAGTGGGAAGGTTGGCATCATAGGGGAAATCACCAACATCCAATTCCCTATCGAAATCCCAGACTTTGCCCTGAAATATCGAAAATTCAGCACCAAATTCCTGTCCAAATAATTCTTTTGACATATTTCTCTTACGTTCAAGGATAGCAGGGTCTTTAAGTCCGAGAGGGAACTCATGCTGATTCACCCATGATGGGGCAGAATGACTTTCCCATTCATTGTCTTTCTCTCCGAGCTTGTATAAATCGTAAATCCAATTCCTTCCTTCGGGAGTTGTAATAAATATTACTTTCCCTTTTCTACCTGCAACTGTTGGTGATAGGTACATATCCCAAATTTTCTTATTCATTTTAGCCACTTCATCAATAACGAGTAAGTCCAAGCCTTCTCCGACAAGAGAATCTGGATTATCGGCAGACATTCCTTCTACGGTAGTCCCCCACTTAAACTTGATGAACATATCTTTCTCAGAGGAACGTACAATATCTTCAGGGTGTCCAATAACCATTCTCTGCCAGATTTCCCTAAAAATTAGCCTTGCTTTCTTATAGGACATCCCAACAACCCAAATCCTCTTGTTCGGCTGAGATGCTGTATAGGTGGCTTCCATAGCACTCGCCCAAGTTTTCCCAAATCTTCTCCCACAGACCATAACATGGAATCTGGAATCAATCTTTTCTGGATAATGTAGGGATAATTGCCCATTATGCGGGGTGTATCCAAGATATTCAAACCACTTTCTTTTAAAGTCGTAATTTTTTTCTTGCATTATACTTAAAACTAATGTACATTATAGTATCTATTTAATGCAAGACTTTACTTGCCAATCTTAAAAACTCACTAAAGAGGTCAAAATGTCAGAAGAAAAAGTAGCAGAATCCGTCGATACAGACGTAAAAATGGACGAAGGGACAAAACCCGAAGAAAATGGTATACCCCGTTCAAGGCTTAATGAGGTAATTGAAGATCGTAATAGCTTACGAGAACAATTAAAAGCTTATGAACTAAAAGAAGAAGGTGCTAAGAAGGAAGAACTCGCTAAACAGGAGAAATGGCAGGAATTAAATGCTGAACTTCAAAAAGAAGTTGATTCTTATAAACCTTTCAAGGATAAATATGATGACTTGGATGGTAAAATACGAGGAGAAGCCTTGAGCAAACTTTCTGAATCTAAACAAGAAAAATTCAAGAATCTTAGTACGGCTGATTTGCTAAACGTAGTTGATGAATTATCTATAAAACCAAACCCACCTGACGGTGCTGGTACGGTTGATACTAAAATATCGAAAGATGTTTGGAAAGACATGGATATGAAAGAAAGACGTAGTAATTGGTCTGCAATATTGGATTCTTATAAAAGATAGGAGTCATTAAATGGCTAACGTAACCGTAACCACTGG